AGTCCATTATTTCCCATATTTTTCCCACGTATTTGCTCAATTCTTTGTATAAAACTTTTTCAAATTTGCCTTTCCACTTGCCCCAAGTCCATTTAGAACTGTTGGCTTTTACCATGTTTTCAGCCTCACCAGAACTGCGTAATTTGGCCAACCAGCGTCTATAGTGTCTGATTTCTTGCTTGATTGTCTTGAGCTGCTTGCTACTCTCACTCTGATCATACTCTACCTTGCCTCGAGCGATTTCATAATGATTGATGAGACTGCAGAGGAAGTGTGCCAATTCTTTATTGTTGATTAATAATTTCATGATTCCAGTGTGCTGTGTTATTTACACTGGGGACTGATTTGAAAAAATGTTTTTGGTTGATTAGATGCTGGCGTCTTCCATGCCGGCCACACGCAGTTTCACTATGTTGGTCATCTGCCATTGTTTTTGGTCTAGTCCTTTGCAGACACCCAACCATTTGTTGCGCATCAGTGCAAAGTCATTGATGATCTTCTCATAGTCCACCACGTCTGCCTCACCGTCCACATATTTTTCCACTTCCCTGCTGGTGAGCGCCCTGTTGTAGTTTTCGAAATATTTTTTAAAGTATGAGCTGCGCAGTCTGCGCAATTCGATGTTGAGATACTCCAGCACTGCTTCCAGTTCCTGCAGTTGATTGAATCTGTGTTCCACGATGCCTGGCATTTCTGCTGCCTGCTTCTCCACGTTGCCCCTGATCTTTATTTCCAGTTTGGCTTCCTGCAATTGATGTTCGAAATACTCTAAAGCTTCAGGAATAGCGCTGATGTCTTTGGATATCTTTTGATACCATCCAGACATTATTGATCCTCTTCTTCTTCTATATCCAAGTAGTACACGATGGCTTTGTCCAGGTCTTGATCATTGCCCATGCATTCCTTGAAAGTGTCATCTTCCACACCGTAGTCGGCGCACATTTCCACATACTTCTCGGCCACCACTTCGATCTGTTTCTTGTCGATGTATTCTTTGAAAAATTGCCAAGTTTCTATCAGTTGACTGGCGTCTTGCATTATTTTTTCTCTTCTTTCACTGTTTCTGCTTGTGTTTCGGACTTGGGTTTGATCTTATGATATTCTTTCATAACAAGATCCAACTTTTCACCTGTCCAACCTTTTCTATACTCTAGATGTTCTACACCTTTAAGGTCCACATATTTAAGTCTGTTGCCAGACTGTGTGAGTATGCCTTCTTTTTCAAACAGCTCCACCAATCCACTGTAGGGATCCATGCCAGTCTCATAAGGAATCTTAACTTGCACAGTCTCGAAAGGCTTGGCAAATCTTGTTTTCATGATCTTGCAGGCCGCCCTGATGCCTTTGACGTCTGTGGTCTTATTGCCTTCCTCGTCCTCTTTTAATTTCAATTTTTTCATTGCCACCACAACCGAACTGGCGTACACAAATCCTTGGCCTCCTGATATTTTATCATCTGGATCAAACATGTCCTGTGAAGCATACGTGTGGTTGGTTGCTACCAATCCCACGTTCCAACTGCCGAACATGTTCACGCAGTTGCGCACCAATGCTGTGAGTGCTTTAGGTTTACGACCCATGTCGCCTTTCATGTCTCCTGCCTCAAATTGATTCACATCAGTGGGAGTCAATAGCATGCCCAAGCTGTCTATGATGAACAATATTTTGGGCGCAGATTCCTTGTTGTCTCCATGCTCTGTTTTGTATTCTTTCATGAACGTGGATATTGTCTTGGCCACATCATCGATCATGCTGAGATTTAATTTCAAAAGTTTTTTCTCATCGCAGTCAACGCCCAATGCTTCCAACCAATTTTGATCCAGTGCATTTTCTGTGTCTATCAACACCACAAAGATGCCTTGCTTCTGTGCGTGTCTCACCAGGTTGCCCGAAGCAATGTATGATTTGCCGGATCCTGATTCACCAGCAAACACTGTGACTTTGCCCAGTGGAATTCCTTTTTCAAAATCGCCTGACATCAGATAGTTCAGTGCGTAATTTCCTGAAGAGATCCAATCTGTGGGATCATTGAATCCCAGCCCCAACCCATCAATGGATTTGGTCAATGTTTTTCTAAATTTCGATATGTCAAAAGCCTTAGTAGCCATAAATTTTTCCTTCTATTGGTTCGCAGTGGAGAATATTCAAACTCTCCACTACAATATACCACTCTTTATTGTTTTTGTCTAGCTCTAATCATTGCCAAAATATCTTCAGCTCTGCTTTTGCTCTCCACTCTGGTAGCAGCGACAGATTGTGTTTTGACTTCAACTTTTGCTGTTGATACTTCTGTTGGCTTTGGAGTTTCAGCTCTAACGTTTGTGTTGACCACCGGGTCTCCAGTTTTGGATGACATGCCAGCTGGACGGAAGTATTGTCCAAATCTTTCCATGTCATATGCTTCTCCATCCACAGATGCTTCAAACATTTCTTTCATCACCTTCAACTCAACCTCAGTTGGTTTTTTAGGCAAGTAATCGATCATGTTGTACAAGCCATGTGTTTCCACTGCCTTGTTTTCATCTTCAGTCAATGGTCTGGTTTTTCTAGACCAAGCAGAAGTTGAATAGTCTGCGTATCCACCTTTGCTGGTCTTGATAATTTTAAAATCAACTCCGTTGATCTTGTCTGTAGGAAGATCTTCCATTTCAGGATCCATCAGGGCTCCTTTTATTATTTGGAATATTTGTGGTCCAATAATAAATCTTCTGATCGGACTTGCTGGTTTGGTTTCTTCATTCAGTGGATCTTCTTTGACAAAACCTTGGAAAATGTATGATCTTTTTTTCCAATATTTTCTTCCCATGTCTTCCAAGTTGGGATCTTTAAACCATCCTCTGACTTCAGATAGAATAGGACAAGAGTCCCCATACATTTCCATACATGGCACTTGTACCTGAACTGGTTTTGAATCAGTTTCTCCTTTGATGCCATTGAACGGAAGTTTGATCATCAAACGTTCTCTCCAAAAGAAAGTGTTGTTTGAGTCGCCATCTGGCAAGAAACGAACAGTTACTTGTTCACCTTCTTTTAGATTCCAGAATGGATAGATTGCGTTGTCGCCGCCGCTTGTCTTTGTGTTACCGCCTGATCGAACTTCCTGTTCTTTCAGTTTGTTGCGGATTTCTGCTAGTGTAGCCATTATAAGCCTCCTTTGTTGTTTGCCTGTTTGTGCCTCACTATAATATAGCACATATCTTACATACTATATTAATATGTGTATTTAGTCAAGTGCGCAGTTAATAGAATATTACTTTTTGGTGGAATAACCTGCCAGCTGTTTAATGCGTTCAATTTCTTTGTTCTGACCGTTCTGCAACGTTTTGATCATTTCGACCGCGGTTTTGGCAGCAGCATCTCCGTATTGTTTCTGAACTGCTGTTATCACTGCCGTTTCCCCTTTGGGAAATTTATTGGTGGTGTAGTCATAAAAACTCTTCACCAGTTCTTCTATTTTTGCGGAGTTTTTGTGCAAATCTTTATTCTTGTTTTCAAACTTGCTTCTCAATCTGTCCACTTCCAATTGAAAATCTTCTGATTTGGCAAATTCTTGCCAGTCTTTGTATTCGCTGTGAAGTTCAGGATTGTTGTCCCAAATTGTTTGGGCCAATTCTGCCATAGATCCTTCGTCAGGATGATAGGATTCTTTTCCAGATTGAACGGCTTTTTGTTTTTCTAATTCTGCTTTTCTTTTGATTAGTTCAGCTTTCAATGCAGGATCTTTGCTGGTGTTAGGATCCATTGCTATATCCTGTAATGCTTTTAATTTGGCTTGCAAGTCACTTTGTTTTTGATTTTGATTTTGTTTTGATTTAACCTCCACTGATTCTGTGTCTTCTTGCATTGTTTCTAATAATCCCAAATCACCCAATCTATCCATGATCCACTCATGAGGATCTCCATCCCTGGCCTTGACCACACCATATGGCATCTCGCCATTGCTCATGTAGTAGCTCAGTAGTTCACGGTATAGTCGGCCAAACGTTATCAGATCTTCTCCGGCCAATACTTTTTGCCATGATTCCGCATTCTGGTCCAATATCTTTTGCACTTCCTCTTTCTCTCCGCGTCCTATGCCCGCCATGGTCATGTCTGAGGTGTCCACCGCCGGCGCTTCCTGTAGCAGTCCCGCAATGTCCATGGCATCTTTCAGAGTGTATTCTTTGTCACCCACCCGGAATTTGTCTCCCGGTTTCATTCCTGCTGCTTTGGCTTTTCTTACTGCTAGAGCAAACTGATTGCCTTCAGCGGACATTTTCATGTCACCAGTGTTGATTCTTTTTGCCATGTCAGGTTTTTGGTTCTGTACGTATGCTATGATCAAAGGTCGGATACAAGCATCACTGTCTTTTTTGCCGATCTCTCTGATCTGATCATTTAAATTAGGATCATCTATGATGCCTTTCAAACTTTCCAATCCGTTCACTCCATTCACTCCGGCGGGAAAATGAGTCTTCATCAATAGATTTAATTTTTGCAATGCTTGTTTTTGCTCTTCAGAATCTGAAGAAAACAAAGCATTTTCCCCTTCGTCAATGATTGAATCTAAAATTTTCTCGAATTGTTCAATGGGATCTTGAATGGTTTCGATCATGTTGCCCAAAACTTTTTC